TTAGATTTTCCCAAAGTCATCACTCTTGGAAATCTCTCAGAGCTTTTCGTTAAAGCGAAACTCTCTCCCGAGAGTGTATATCAGAATGTTTTGTTTCTCGGCGATAACAAAGCTCTTACGATAACGCCTGATGGTCGCATTACTGCGATTGAGAAAGGTCTGAGTACGATACATATCATTCCGACTGCGAATACCGCTCTTTATAAGAGTATTCAGATTGAGGTAATCAATCCTACTTTGCGAATGATTAACACTCGTACACAGCTGCATTTGCTTGGCAATGGCAATTTATTGTTAAACTAAATAATTCAAGCTTTATGGCATTAACGACTACACAAGAGACTGAATTGCTAACCTTATTGGAAGCATTCAAGAATGGCAAACGAACAAGCGATTTGCCTCACGCAACAGGCGATGCTCCTTTCAGCCTGATTACTGCGGTCATTGAGGGTGGAGAGAGCAAACAGGCGAACCTTGCAGCTCTTCTCCCCTATTTAGAGGAGCAATGTGCCTATGGGGTGCAGTTCAATACATCGGTATCTTCTCCGTCTTGCACTCGCATCGGTAATACAGACCTCCATAAATCGTTGCCTATTCATAATAGGATGAAAGGATGCTTACTCGCTGATGACGGTTCGGTTACAGAGTACCTCAATCCTGCAAGTTGGGAGGGGCAAACAAGAGACGGTTCACGAGGTCAGGTAATGGTAGAACTCCCTGCTCATTATCGCAAGTTTGAGACAGAGGGAACAATCCGAAGAGTGAAAATCTCTGAATATCCTCTGCCTGGTTATCATCTCGTGCCGAAACAATATGTATCGGCTTATGAGGCTACCGTGCAGCGTTCAACGACAAAGTTATGCTCGGTGGCTAATAGTGATGCAGATTATCGAGGAGGAGCTAATACTTCGAGCTATGACGGAACATATCGCTCTCTGCTTGGTCGTCCTGCAACCTCTATCAGCAGAACGAATTTCAGAGCTTATGCGAGAAAGAGAAATACCGCTACAACCGAGTGGAATTGTATGACCTATGATATTCAAAAGGAACTTTATTGGCTCTTTGTGATTGAGTATGCTACTCTTAATTCACAAGCAGCCTATAATGCCGCTAAGGATGCAAATGGTTATATGCAGGGCGGTCTTGGCGATGGCGTTACCACTTGGGACGGAACTTCTTGGAGTAATTTCAATGGATATAATCCATTCATTCCTTGTGGTCATACCGATAGTTTAGGTAACGCTTCGGGTATCGTTGCATATACGGTAAAAGACTCAGCCAATGCTGATTTGAAAACATTTAATGTGCCTCGCTATCGTGGCGTTGAAAATCCTTTCGGTCATATTTGGCAATGGACTGACGGAGTGAATGTGCGTATCAGTCCTACATCGGCTAATGGTGGCGATGATTTGAGTAAGGTATTCGTATGCTCAGACCCTGCATTATTCACTGATAGTAGCTATAATGGATATAGCCACGTTGGTAATGAGGCAAGAGCTGAGGGGTATGCGAAATCTCATATATTCGGAGAGTATGGAGAGATTATTCCTGATGCAGTGGGTGGAGGCTCTACCACTTATATGTGCGATTATCACTATACCAATATACCTACGAGCGAGGCTTTGCGTGGGGTTCTGTTTGGCGGTCATGCGTCTTACGGGGCGACTGCGGGCTTCGGTTCTGCGTACTCGAGTCGCACCCCCTCGGATACGTATGCGCGTATCGGTTCTCGCCTTTGCTTTATCCCTGCGAATTAACACGGTACGACACGCCCTCTTTGCCCGAAATATGGCAAAGAGGGGTGTTCTCAAATTTCAAACTAATTAAAAGAATAAGACTATGAGTGAAAGAGAAGATGATGGTTCATTGAGCTTTTTGAATATCCCTCGTGATGAAAATTGCAGGAGCTTCAATTGCGATGAAACAACTCAATCAAAGTTAGTCAATACCTCATTTTGGGTAGTTGATTTTATCGAGGATGTCCCTACGAGATTTAGCAAGGCGAAAGGCATCAAAGGTCAGACTCTTGTAAAGATTAAGCCTGAAAAGGATAGTCCTGATAGTGATGCCAAAAAGTTTTTCACAGGCTCTGCGGATATTCTCTATGTCTTGCAAAAGATTAAAGAGATGAAGAAATTTCCTCGAAAGGTTACTCTAAGAGGTAGCGGTAATAGATATTATTTCGAGTAATGGAGATAAAAGGTTGGTTTACTCTTGTGGGGTTCTGTTTGGCGGTAATGCGAATAACAGGGCGAATGCAGGCTTCGGTTATGCGAACTCGAATAACACCCCCTCGAATACGAATGCGAATATCGGTTCTCGCCAATGATTTTCATCAAGGTTAAGAAATACATCAGAGCAACGACCCTGCCTCTTGGCAAAAAATATAATGACCTCGGAAAGGTGCTGGTAGGCTGATGCTGAAAGCTCCAAGTATGAAAAGCAAAGCATATTCAATGAAAAGGATAGGAAATTTATACGAAAAGATTATATCGCTCGATAATCTCCGTCTTGCTGATGAAAAGGCAAGAAAGGGGAAGTTACACTCTTATGGTGTGAGGGTTCACGACCGTAATCGAGAGGCGAATATCCTTGCTTTGCACGAGGCTTTGAAAAACCACTCTTTCAAGAACTCGGAATATACGACCTTTACCATTTATGAGCCAAAGGAGCGTATCATATTCCGTTTGCCTTATTATCCTGACCGCATCCTGCATCACGCTATTATGAATATATTAGAGCCTATTTGGGTATCGATATTCACAGCTGATACATACAGTTGCATCAAGGGTAGAGGAATACACGGTGCTATGCGTGCCGTTAAGAGAGCTTTGAAAGATAGCGAGAACACACGATATTGCCTAAAAATTGATATTAAGAAGTTCTATCCCTCTATTGACCACAAGATATTAAAAGACATCGTCCGCAAGAAAATCAAGTGCAAAGATACTTTGCATTTACTTGATACTATCATTGATAGTGCAGACGGTGTGCCAATCGGAAATTATCTGAGTCAGTATTTTGCAAATCTCTATCTAACCTATTTCGACCATTGGATTAAGGAGGTAAAGAAAGTAAAATACTACTTCAGATATGCCGATGATATGGTATTTCTCGCAAGCAATAAGGAGGAACTTCACGCCTTACTTACCGATATTAAAGATTATCTCGCTTCGCTGAAATTATCATTAAAAGGGAATGAGCAGATTTTTCCTTTGACTGATAATCGTTCAGATAAGCACGGAAGAGGTCTTGATTATGTAGGGTTCGTTTTCTTTCGGAAACAGACTCTAATTCGCAAAGGCATAAAAAAGAATTTTTGCAAAGCGGCAATCAAACTGAATAGGCGTAAAACAGTCGATGCTAAGACCTATAAGCAAGAGCTATGCAGTTGGTTAGGCTGGGCGAAAGTATGCAATTCAAAGAATTTATTACGAAAAATCATTAAAAGGAAGTATTATGAAACGTGCGTTTTACGATGCAAAGCCTCCAAAGTATGAGGCAGTAGGCAACGGTAGCTATCTTTATCGTTGGAATATTCAGGAAGAGGTTATCAAGAATGAAATGACTTCTTCAAGTGATGAGAATGATGAACCCTCCGAGCGAGTGCAGTATTCGTGCTTTGAGGTAGAGGTTTGGTCGCCTGTGAGCAGTAATAGCATATTACAGGCTGTTCTTGAAGCGAAGTTCCCGAATGGTCGTGAGCAGAAATATATCAACGAATATAACGCTGCGATATTAGGCGTTTATAGCGAGGCAGAAGCCGCTGAAAAGGTCGAGGCGTATAAAGTATTCTTGACAGAGCGAAACGCTCTAAAAACGCAAGTAGATGCCGATTGCAGCGAGTTAGGCATTAAATAAGATTTGAACGATGATTAAAATTCATTATAACGATACTTTTCTTGAAGTTCAGGAGAGCGATAGTAGCTATCGCTATCGCTCTCTTATGCGTAAAACTCAGCTTGTATTAAAGTACTCGTTACCTGAGTATATCGAGATACCTGTTGGAGCGTGGTGCGAATTTCAAGGTCAAAAATTCTTCCTGATGTCCTCTCAGGATTTCAAGAAGAACGGAACTCGTGATATTGAGTACACCCTCACGATGTATGATGATGAGGCTCGACTTGGTCTATACAAACTCCGTAATCCGATAGACCGCCGATTGAAGTTCTCGATGTGTGCGAAGCCTCACGAGTTCTTGGAAGTGATAGTCGCCTATATGAATGAAAGAGATAGCTCAGGGGTGTGGAAAGTCGGTACTTGTATTGATGCGCCTGAAAAGACTATCGAATTTAATCATACTTACTGCGATGAAGCTTTACAGAGCGTAGCAGATGCCTTTGAGACGGAATATGAGAATAATAATCATACTATCTCGTTGAGAAAGGTTGAGTATTTCAAGGAAGACCCTCTCCCTCTCGCTTATGGCAGGGGTAATGGTTTTATGCCGGGTGTAGGCAGAACTACGCAGAGTAATGAGCTGCCGATTAAAAGGCTCTATGTTCAGGGTGGAGAGCAGAATATCGACCGTAGCAAATACGGTTCGGCTGAGCTTCTTTTGCCTAAGAACCAAACTCTCGAATATGAGGGTAGAACTTATAAAAGCGATGCAGAGGGGTACTATATTGAGCGATATGATAAGGTCTCAGATGCGGTCAAAGATGATAGCCTCGACTGCTCGGAAATCTATCCCTCTCGTGTAGGTAAGGTTTCATCAGTTGAGTGTATCAATGCTGAAAAGAACTTCTACGACTTTATCGACCTGACCATTCCTGAGGATTTGAATTTCAATGATTATATCATCGAGGGCGAGACTCCTTATATCCGCTTCCAAACTGGTATGCTCTCAGGAGAAAAGGAGTTTGAATTTACCTATAAGCACGCTGAGAGACGATTTGAGATTGTGCCTCAGGAGATAGACGGTGTTATTATGCCTAATGAGACTTTCAAGCCTGAGGCAGGGGTAGATACTTACGCTGTATTCGGTATAAATCTGCCATACGATAGCGAATATGTTTGCGATAATAAAACTCAAAGGGGTGCTTCGTGGGATATGTTCAGAGAAGCGGCTCGCTATCTGTATGAACACGAAGACCAGAAGTTTACTTTTTCGGGTACTCTGCAATCTCTTTGGGCGAGGAGAAATTGGGCGAATGTCGGAGGTCGTTTGATTGTCGGTGGGTATATTCTCTTTACCGATAATCAGTTTGCGAAAGACGGTATTTCTATCAGGATTGTAGGAGTGAAAGATTTTCTCACTTCTCCATATTCTCCTACTATCGAGATTTCAAACTCGGTATCAGGCTCAAGTCTCAGCTCTCAGCTCAAAGAAATCCAAAATCAGGAGGTTCTCATCGATGATACCAAAAAGAGTATTATCCGTTTCACGAAACGCAGATTTCGTGATGCTCAGGAGACTATGGAGATGCTCGAAGATAGCTTGTTGAATTTCTCAAATTCGATAAATCCTATCACTGTGCAGACTATGGCAGCTCTTGTGGGCGATGAGAGTTTGCAATTCCGATTTGTGAGCAGTCGCACGAACTTGACTCAGGTAAACTTTCAGGTTGATTACAACAATGAGACAAAGCAGCTCTCCTGCCCTCATTCGTTCCTGCAACATATGACAATCGGCATTTCTTCCATTTCAAGCACTCACGCAAGCAATGAGTATAAGATATGGGAGATGAGTGAGTTT